CAAGTTTGCTATCCCACATGATAACAAACATGGAAAAACCCATTTTGGTCCTAAGGATGACGGTAAAGTACAACCCGATATTAAGCCCAAAGTTGATGTAGTACTAGTTTGTGATAATTTGGATGATGGAAACTCTGTATATAGTCTGGCCCATGATGGTTCCGAATATGTTAATATGTATAATAGATCCGATTTTGTTTTAAGTGGGACCAGTGCTTATTATTCTAGCTCTGGCCCTGGTTATTTTAAAGTTAGTACCGAAGATAAAGCAGGTGTTCTTCGGCCAGTTTATTCGTGCATCGCTAGGCGTTTTCTGGACAGTTTTGTTTATGAGTCAGTGAGTTATTCCGGTAGGAGTTTTGATGTGTTGGTTATACTTGAATCATATTTACGTAAAACATACGCGAATTATGATATGAGTAAATTGGCCAAACCCATGTTTAGTGCTGTTATGCGCATGGCATGTCCGACCGGGTACGATAGTTGTGTATGGAGTACACTTTTGACTGACACCTATTACTATGTTTTGTATAGTATGTACAAGCATGTTGAGGATAAGTGTGACCCTTTATTGGTTGCAAAGTGTACAAGGAATTATAGTCACATCTCTGTTGATGTTGATCAACGACTCGATGATATTGTAATGTATGAATCGTATAATGTTGGCACAGTTTTTGTTATACCAGATGTTATAGCTGAACACGAGGAGTACATTCATAGATGTGACTATAAGGTTATCAACAGTTCCGAAAATATCCTAGTAGACAAAGAGATAGTCCACTTAGGTTTTAGGGTTAAGTGTGTTGAGCGAGTATTTCTACCAATCGAAGAACAAAAACATTTTAATCATCGTACATGTTTTTTCCGGTTTGTAGGTTATGGTTCTAAACCATTTGTTCGCTATGAGAATTGTTCAACAAATCTAAATCTCGGTTTGAAGAGGCTATTAGCTTGTCGTACATCGTTGAGTATTGAGATGCAGTATCGTAGTTGTGCTTTTAATTTAGCCAACTGCCTACATGCTCGTATTAAACAAGATGATTTTACTGACAAGTTTTTGCAAACTATACCAACTCAAATCAATGACGATTTAACTCAACACATGCAATTCCTATTCAGTCGGGCCCCGTATGTATCAAAATTGATGAACTGGTTTTTAAGTAAGCATTTTTCTCTCGATATTGTTGGTAAATTTCGTGAGATTCATGACTGGGCTTATGCTAGTGTATTTGATTCTTTCGCTACATTCTTGTCTCCCTTGTTATCAAGAGATTTGTGTGCTGATGTGCCGCATGTTAAGCGGAAGTTGCGCCATCAGTATGTTAAGCAGCGTGGACAAGGCGGGTATGATGACTTGATGGTTCGGAGGTTGTCTGCTAAAATTAAATCAGAAACTGCAAAATATGGTAAAGCTCCACGTTTGTTCATAAGTTACGATAGTGGTAGCATGTACCAGAATGAATTACCAGAAATGGTTAAGGTTTGCTTAGATGGTACACATTATTTCCCTATTTATGGTAACATATATATAAACTTATATGTCCGAATTGTTGGGAAACCAAAGTGTCATGACCTATCTGATGATTTCAATTGGTTTTTCAGTGCATTAACAGGCAAAAATGTAGTGCATGTTCTGATTTATAGTGATGACAGTTGTTATTGTGGTTCAGTTAATGGTGAAAGTTTTTGTTTCAATGTTGATGTTTCATCAAATGATTCATCACAAACAACACCTGCCTTTTTATGTGTCTATGAGGCCATGCGTTCTTTTAACGTGGAGGCTGCACAAGGTTTGTTGAAACAATGCCTGTTACCTATAAGGGTGCAATCCCCAGATTCTTCAGAATTTTTTGATGTCAAGTTTGACTCGTTTTTTGAGGGATCAGGTACAGTGCTAACTACCATACTCAACCATTTTGGCTCGTTGATGATTGCCATATACAGCGTTGTGTGTATGTCCAGTGAAACTATGAGCTTTCAAGAAGCTATAGTTAATGGGGGCATTGGCGTGGGGCACAAAGTTAGTATTTTTGACTGTTGTGTCAATGGTTTTATCCAGCATGAAAGATTGCAATTTTTGAAATACAGTCCAGTGTTATCAGAATGTGGTACCTGGGTTGCTGTTGCAAATATTGGTAGTCTACTCCGGAGTTTGGGGACTTTGGAAGGGGATTTGTTACCATCCACTTTAGGTTTTTCAGTTAACCAGGTGGATTTATTCAACAGCCTATCATGGGATGAGCGAATGTGTATATACATATCTGCCATCATTAATGGATATAAAAACCATGTTTCGCATCCAATATTGGATGCTTTACGTGCACGCTTTTGTCGAGATGATTTTGTTATAGATTCAAGTGATGTAGTAACAGTTGAAGGGATCAAGCATACTGCATCACCTATTCGTGTTGATAGTTGGATGCGTCGATATTCACTAACTAGAGATGAATTAGACGAGTTGATAGCCGATATATGCACTATACGGCTTGGAAGGATTTCTACCACACGAGCTATGGCTAAAATACTCAACCTCGATTATGAGGTTCCCTTGTGTTCATTTGTATAATTGTATCCCAATGTATATATTACAATTTTGATCAATTTTGATATTCACTCTTGTATAAATTGAACACTTGTTTATAATTATTGATGCCCCAACATCAATATCCTTTCTGGGGGATGGTTCCCAGATGGCATGTCCTTTGGCTGTAAG